TACACCGACCGCCCCCCTTTATTTACAAAATATTCCCACATCAGATTTTGAAAAGTTTTTCAGAAAGAAGGTGAGCCAATGCCAACACCACCAAAACCACACATAGTTTTACTTAATGAAGGGAAAAGCCATAGGACCAAAGCTGAATTGGAACAGAGAAAAAAGGAAGAGGAGGCATTGGTAACAGGCGAAAAATTAAAGGAGAGAAAAGAGACAAGGCAAAGCCCTGTGGCACACAAGGAATTCAGAAGAATAATTAAATTACTTGAAAAAATTCAAAAGAATGATGCCTTATATGAACCAATCATTAATCGGTACTGTCAACTTCAGGCTGAATGCAAGGAATTGGAAGAAAAGCGAGAAAAAATCTTTGAAACTTTATGCAAGCTGGAAGAAGACTATGAAAAATTTGAAAAAGTAGATGAATTAAAATCATATTATAAAATGCTCATAGACTTACAGAAGAATATGGTAAACATGGATAAGCAGGTCCAGAGCAAAAGGATAATGCTTTTAAACATTGAAAAGGAAAATGTAATGACCATTGCATCAGCCCTAAGAAGTATTCCTAAAAAGGTTGATGAAGAAGAAAGCGATCCATTGAAAGGGTTGAACAAGTATGGTTAAGAATAGTAAGGCATACGCTTACGCATTATGGTGTATCAACGAAGCAGGACAATATGCACCTAAATATGTCAAGATTCAGGCTAAAGAGTGGATAGACATAGTTAATGGGAAGAATGAAGAAGCTTATGTTGATGATGACGAATATGCAAGAGTAGAAAGAATTTTGACTTTAATAATTCACCCTGACTTGCATAAACCATTGGTTGAATGCATTGAATTTTATGCTGCATTTTTTATTGTTGCAGTATTTTGTACAAAATTAAAGAATGATGAAGGGCTGGATGTAAGATATTATCAAACAGCCTTATTGGAAATCGCCAGAAAGAATTTTAAAACATTCTACTCGGCGATTATTTTTATTATTTTAATGATTACTGAACCGCCTAATAGCCGATTCTTTTCGGTTGCTCCTGACTTGTTGAAGTCATCAGAGTTAAAAAAGGCAATGAAAAAAATAATAAAAGGTTCGCCAGCACTGCTTAAAGAATTTAAGATTTTACGTTCTGAAATCAGATACAACAGGAATGACAATGAGTACATGCCATTAGCATATTCAAAGGACAACATGGATGCTTTGCTTGCAAATGCGTTTTTGGCTGATGAAGCAGGAAACATGGATGAATACCCGGTTGAAGCAATGAGGTCATCACAGATTACATTGTTAAACAAGTTAGGGGTGATTATTTCAACTCAATATCCAAATGACAACAATGTAATGATTGATGAAATAGATGTGGCCAAAAGAACGCTTGACGGACTAATGGAAGATAAACGTTATTTTGCATTACTATATGAGCCTGATGATGAATTTCTTCAGGAAGATAAGTGGAAGAGTGAAGACATAGTTATTTACCAAAGTAATCCGGTAGCGGTTTGGAACAACAATATTTTTGATGACATTAAGAAAAAAAGAGCTTTAGCGATTCAATATCCTAATAAGAGAGAAAATTATCTCTGCAAGCATAATAACATCAAATACAAGGGACTTGGAACAGAAGGATATGTTGATGTATTGAAAGTTAAACCTTGCAGAATAGCTGATGACATTGAATGGTGGAAAGGCAGAAAAGTTTGGATAGGTCTTGACTTATCACAAACAGAAGATAACACAGCAATTGCAATGGTTACTGAAGAAGAAGGAATCATTTATGCAAAGGTTTGGGGATTCATCCCAAGCGACAGAAAGGATTTTAAGTCAGAGAAAGAAGGAATTGACTATGAAAGATTAATTCAAAATGGTGAAGTAATAGCCTGTGGCGAAGAGGTTATTGATTATTCCACTGTAGAAGGAAAAATTCTTAATTTGGAAGAAGAATATGGAGTAACCATAATGCAGATAGGTTATGACAGATACAATGCAATATCATCTGTTAATAAATTTGAAGAAGCTGAATATGAATGTGTTGAAATTAAACAGCACAGTTCAGTATTACATCGCCCTACAAAATGGCTTAAGGAATTGATATTGCAGCAGAATTTTAGATATATGGCATCAATTTACAACTTGCTTGAAAATAACTTTTCTAATGCACGTTGTACTGAAGATACAAATTTAAATAAATATGTTAACAAGAAGCGTTCATCAGGAAAGGTTGATATGGTAGTTGCCCTGATTAACGCTTTATATATGTTACAGCTAGAAATTGAAGAAGGAGAAAGTAGCTTTACCATTCAGGTAGGCTAAGCGAAAACATGAAATTTTGGAAGAAAAAGCAGGAAACAAGAGCAGAAACACACGAGGAAGCAGCAGTAAGTGATTTAATTGAATCTCTTCTTGGAAAAGACGAAGTAACAAAGAAAATGGCTATGGAGATTCCGACAATATCGGCATCCATTAACCTTATAGCCAACATTGTTGCAAGTCTTGACATTAATCTCTACAAAAAAGAGGACGGAGAGACAACAATAATCAAGGATGACAAGAGAGTGGCATTGTTGAATGGCGACACAGGGGACACTCTTACAGCAACACAGTTTTGGCGAGCAATGATTGAGGACTACTATTTGGATAGAGGTGGTTATGCTTACATAAATAAGGTGGGAACAACCTTTGAATCAATTCATTACGTGGACCAAAATTACATCAGTATCATTAAAAGCGAAGATCCTATTTTTAAGGATTATGATGTTTTCGTTAATGGAAAGCGATACCAGCCACACAACTTCTTTAAGATACTTAGGAAGACAAAAGATGGCTGCATATCAAGGTCAATTGTTGAAGAGAATCAGCTACAACTTGCAACAGCTTACAACTCAATGCTTTTTGAAAACACACTTGTTAAAAAAGGCGGTAACAAAAAAGGATTCTTGCAATCAGCAAAGAAGTTAAGCAAGGAAGCGATTGATTACTTGAAAAACGGATTTAGGAAGCTTTACGGTAATAATTCTGAAAACGTAGTTATTTTAAATGATGGTGTCAAATTTCAGGAAAGCGCCAATACATCTGTAGAAATGCAGTTAAACGAAAACAAAGAAACTAATGCAAGAGAAATGACTAAGTTATTCAACATAACTGTTGGAATGCTTAACGGAACTGCAAGTAGCGTTGAGGTTGAAAATGCAATTAAGTTTTGTTTTTCGCCTTTATTAAAGGACATAGAAACATCAGCAAATAGGGACCTTTTACTGGAAAGCGAAAAAGGTTCTTATTATTTTGCTTATGATACAAGGCAGATTAATAGAGCATCAATTAAGGAAAGATATGAAGCTTACGAGAAGGCATTAAAAGGTCATTTTCTACAAATTGATGAAATTAGAAACATGGAGAATATGGAACCACTTGGAATTGAATGGCTTGAATTAGGTCTTAACAGTGTTCTATACAATCCAAAAACAAAGGAAATTTATACACCAAATACAGATTCACATCAAAATTTAGATAAGAAAGGAGGAAAAGTAGAAGATGAGAATAGAAATCAGGTCTGATAACACTATGAAAATTAGCGGATATGTTAACGCAGTATGCCGAGACAGTCGACCGATTATTACTCCAAGGGGTAAAGTGGTTGAACAGGTTGAAGAGGGAGTTTTTAGTCAGGCAATAGAAAGAGCAGAAGATATTGCCTTAAGACTAAACCATTATAAAAAAGATTATGCTCATACAAGTGATGGAACTCTTAAATTAAGAGAAGATTCAATTGGACTTAGAGCAGAAGCGATTATTTCAGATGAAGAAATGATTGCCAAGGCAAGAAACAAGGAGTTTGTCGGTTGGTCATGGGGAGCGTACATCACTAAAGATGAAATGGAAGAAAGAACAGATGACATCCCACGTAGACACGTTATGGAGATGGAATTATTTGAGGTATCGTTAATTGACAGACGTAAGAATCCTTGTTACACAGGGACTATTGTTGAACAAAGAGCCGAAGAAGAGATTATCATTGAGGAACGTTCTTTTAAGGATGCAAATGTTGAGGTTGAAACACCTGAAAAAACTATTGATTATTCAGAATACGAAGAAAAAATTAAAAAAATTAAAGGAGAATAAACAAAAATGAGAAAACACATTAAAAGAAAAGCAGAATTTAGAGCAGAGAACTTAAAAGGATTAACAGAGCAGAGAGCAACTTTAGTTGAAGAAATGCAGAAGATTGTGAATGATGCCAAAGCAGAGAAAAGAGCAATGTCTAAGGAAGAAATAGACAAGTTCAATGAACTTGATGAAAAAATCAAGGGAATTGACAAAACAATTGCAGCAGAACAGCGTGCTAGGGATTTGGAATTAGTTGTAGTAACTCCTGAAAAGAAGAAAAAGACTTTGGAAGAAGAACAGAGAGCGCAGGAAGAAGCAGAAGAAAGAGCTTTCGTTGCATTTATTAAAGGACAGCCACTTGAAGAAAGAGCAGGTGAAATTCAGCTTTTACAGGGAAATAATGGTTCAATAGTTCCAAAGCACATTGCAAATAGAATCATAACAAAAGTAAGAGACATGGTTCCATATTTAACTATTTGTGACGTAATTCCAACAAACGGAACATTAAGTGTTCCTGTATATGATGAAGATTCACAGAACAAAGTTAATGCAGACTATGTGGATGAAGGAAATGAATTAGTTGATAATGTTGGAAAATTCACAACTATTGACTTAAATGGATATGTAATTGGAGCATTATCACTGGTATCTAAAAAATTAATTGCCAATACAGACATTGATGTTGTTGATTTTATTGTTAACAGGGTTTCAGAAGCTATGGCTGAAAAGCTTGAACAGGAATTCACATCAGGTACTACAAAAATTAAGGGAATTGGCACAACAAAAAATGTTGTAACAGCAGCATCATCAACAGCAATTACTTATGATGAGCTTGTATCTACAAAGCATAACTTAAAGCAGAGATTCAGAGAAAAGGCTGTTTGGATTATGCACCCAACAACATATACAGCAATTTGCAAGTTAAAGGATGAAAACGGACAGCCGTATTTCAAGGAAGATGAATACAAGGTTCTTGGAAATAAAGTATATGAATCAGATTCAATGCCTACAATGGCATCAGAAAAAATTCCAATTGTATTTGCCGAACCTACAGGAATGACAATTAAGGCTACTACATCCATTGAATTAACAATTCTTAGAGAAAAATTTGCAACCAAGAACATGATTGGAGTAATGGCATTTGGTGAATATGATGCAAACATTACAGATGCACAGAAGATTACAGGCTTGAAGATGGCATAGGAGGTAGCAAATGAAAGTAAAAGCAAACATATCTTTTACAGGGGCTACATTCAGTATGGTTGGAGGTCAGGAAAGAGAGATTACAAATGAAGTAATTCTCTCTGACCTGATAAAAGCAGGTTATGTAAGCCCATTGGAAGATAAACAGCCTGAAATAGCTGTGAACAATGATGAAACAAAAGCCGTGACAGATGATGATGAAACAAAAGCTGTGGCAGATGATGTAAAAAATGCCACAGTTGCACCGGAGCAACCAAAAAAGAAAGGTAAAGCAAAGAAAAATGAAAATTCCGGAGTTGACGAACAGTAACATTACTGCATATTTAAAGCTGGATGACTTTAAGGATTTGGACAAGAGAGAGCGACAGTTGATTGAAGCAATTAAGGAAGCTGCTTTTTCATATCTTGTAGACATGACAGGATTAACAGCGGAACAGGTAGAGGAAAAGGATACATTAACCATTGCTTATCTGTCACTGATACAGGACATGTATGATAACAGAGCGTTACAGATTGACAAGAACAACATGAATAAGACTGTTGAAACAATCATAGGAATGTATGATTTTACTTTGATATAGGAGTTTTAAAATGAAAAAATTTAATCCCGGAAGATTGAAGGAAAGAATAAAAATTTTAAAAAGAGTTGAATCAATTAATGAGTTGTCTCAAAGAACGCAAAAATATGAAGTCATCAGAAGCACATATGCAGAAGTTATTGATACAAAAGGAAATAAATACTATGATGCCAAGAAAATTGAGCCAGAAATAACCCACTTTGTTTATACAAGATATTCACCCATTGAAATTGAACCCGATATGTTGATTGAGCATAAAGGGAAAAAATACGAGGTGAAGTCTTGCATAGACATGAATAATGAACACGTTCAATTTGAGGTCCAATGCACTGAAAGGGTTAAGAAAAGCAATGAATGATTTTGAAATAACAGGTTTTGATGAATTGCAGGAAGACTTAAAGAAAGCCATTAATTACTATCCTGATAAGGCAAAGGAAACCCTTGAAAAAGAGGGCAGAAGGTTTAAGGCAGAAGTTAAGAAGGTAGCCTTGTCTTCAACAAAAAAGTATAACGGAAATCTAACAAAAGGATTTAGAGTAAGCAAGGCACAAGGCTTTAGGGAAAACATGGAAGTTAATTTTATGGCAGAAAACAAGAAAAATCCCCATTGGCACTTGATTGAAAATGGTCATGACGTATATGCTGGAGGAAAAAACGGCAATGAATCTAAAAAGGTGGGTTATGTTGCAGGAAAGCACATAGTTGAAAGAGTAACTGTTAAATATCGTGCAGAGTTTCCAAAAAGACTGGAAACAATGCGTGATGAAATACTTAAGGAGGCGGGATTTTGAAAGTTAAGATTACAGACATTAAGAAATCAATTAACGATAAATTAATAGAACTTTTTCCAAATTTGCCTCCTCCATACGGAAAAGAAGTTGTGCAAGGTCATATAAGACCTTGTTTTTTTACGGAAATTTATGTAGCTGTTACCAGTCGAAATAAAAATTATTTTGAGAATGAGGGAGTAATAACCATTACTTATCTTCAGGATAGAGTGGATGAGGTAGATGCTCTTAACAAGTGGGACATAATTAATCAGGCAATGGATTTAAAGCTAAAGGTTAATGACAGATACATAAACATAACAAATAAGGATTTTTCCTGGACAGGCAAGGACAATAATATTTTGCAAATTGAAATTGAAATATCCTATATGGATTCAATCGACAGGAAGGACACACATCCGAAAATGAAAAAAGTAGAATTAGGAGGAATTTAAAAAAATGGGAATGCCGAACATATCAATATCATTTTCAGAAGTGGCATCTACAGCCATTCAGAGAGGTGATAGAGGAATTATTGCATTAATTTTGAAA